CACCGGGGGTAGCAGGTGACGTAGACCAATGGACAAGCTCAGCAACTTCATTTACCTGTGATGTATGTAATGGCACAAAAGTTATTTAGCATTACGGGTAACAAGGGGCTAACCGCACATTTACTAAAGAACAATGGCTTGTATATCAATTAGTTACGCTTTAATTTGGCAGCACAAAGACTATAATTATTATCAATGGTCAAAGTGCGGGAAGTTGTTTAATTTAAGAACTGGCAGACAGTTAAAGAAGTGCTATAATGGAGGCTCGTTAGGTTACTGCATTAAAGGAAAATTTGTAACTTTAAATAAACTACGAAAAGAATTAATCAAAATAAACGAAAAACCATTCTGATGACGCAAGCAGAGAAAATTAAATCGAGATTATTATTAGGCCATGAATTAACATCAATGGACGGGTTTAAAATGGGTATAATCCGGCTTACTGGCAGAATCCACGAGCTCAGAAGGGGGTTAGATATTAAAGAAAGATGGGAGGGCAGCGGCAAGGGAAAATATAAAGTATTTTATTTATGAAAATATTAGTAGGCTGTGAAGAAAGCCAAGCGGTAACAATAGAACTAAGAAAACGAGGGCACGAGGCTTATTCATGCGATTTAATTGAATGTAGCGGAGGTCATCCTGAATGGCATTTAAAAATGGATGTATTCCAGGCAATAGATTTAAAAGAATGGGATATGGGAATATTCTTCCCTGATTGTACATACTTAACTATAAGTGCCAACAAATGGTACAAGGATATGCCACCAAGGAAAAGTGGTGTTTTGGTAGGTGCCGAAAGAAGAGAAGCGAGAGAAAAAGCTATTTATTTTTTTATGAAACTATACAATTGTAAAATAATAAAAGTGAGTATTGAGAACCCAATAGGTGTAATGAGTAGCCGATTTAGAAAACCTGACCAAGTTTTACAACCTTGGATGTTTGGCCACGGTGAAACGAAAGCGACTTGCTTATGGCTTAGAAACCTACCAAGATTAGAGCCTACGAATATTGTAGAAGGGAGACACCAAAGAATGCACTTATTACCAAAGACAAAGGATCGGGCAAAATTAAGAAGCAAAACTTACCATGGAATTGCAAAGGCTATTGCCGAGCAGTGGGGGTAGATTTATTTGAAAACAATTTGGATTTGTCAGGAAAATGATTAACTTTGATTATGGAATTGTCCTTCACATTAGATTTCTATTATGATATTCGTAAACCCTTTAGTGGTGACGTTCGGAGTGAAGGCCGGATTGATCTGCTAAAGGGTTTTTTCTTTTAAAAACAGGTACTCAGTATTTAGTAGGCGAATGAAAATAGAAGAGAGATTTTTAAAAACAGAAAAATGCGGGAAATGCGGAAATGATAATATTCCCTGGGGAACATCAACCGAACTTTGGAATGAGATATGCGATAACCATAAAGATAATATCTGCCCTCAATGTTTTATTAAGTTAGCTAAAAAGAAATTGAACTTTAACTCAGTATATATAGGGTTTAATGCAGAAAAAATAAACAGATGAATTTAAGTGAATTTATAGAAAAAACAAGTGTTTCTTTTGAGAATGGAGAACATAAAGTGTCTTTCAATATAAAAGGTTCTGATAAAAAAGGCAATATTTTTGTTAAAAATGCTTTATCAGATTATGATGCTAAAGAAAGAGCATTTTTTTGGCTAAAAGAGATAATTGAAAAGTAACCATGCCAATTATGCCACTTACGATATGATGCAAAAGAAAAATATAGAACAACTTAAAAGTATATTAACAGACTTAGATAATAGAGAGCTAACTAAACATCAAGCACACGACTTAATATGTGTTTTATTTAGTGTTAGCAATAACGAAGGGAAGTTATGCGAGATATGTAACGAGAACGAAGCTAAATTAATAACTAAACATTGCCATAACTGCGACACTTATATAATAAATGGAGAGCATAATTAATGCTAACGAATGGTAACGAATGGTAATAAGATTAGTTGCGAATTAAAAAACAAAAACAATGGATAAAGAAGAATTTAGATTAATGGAACGAGCGTACAATATTTGGTTAGCAAAACACCCTAAAGGCGACCATAACTATAAAAGTTTCTCGCATATGAGAAGGAGTATAGAATTTGCTAAATATTGGAGTGAAAAGCAGAAATGTAGTAATTAATTTTATTACGTGTTACCTGCTTTTTTAATTGTGTGCTAACAAGGGGCTAACCGCACATTTACATAAACATGAAATAAAATAATGACTGGGTACGAACTTTCTAGAGCATGGTTTGATTGGAGTTTTGACAATCCAGAAAAGATAAGCCCTAATCATACGGCAATCTATTTCTTTGCAATAGAGCATAATAATAGATTGGGGTGGCGCAAAAAGTTCGGGTTCCCAAGTCAAATGACAATGGATGCGATAGGAATAAAAAGGCATCAAACGTACATAAAATATTTTAACGATTTAGTAGAGTGGGGCTTCATTGAATTGGTTCAAAAGTCAACAAATCAATACTCTGCAAACATCATAAGCCTAGCAAGTGCAATGCCAAAAAGCGACAAAGCACTCGACAAAGCATTTATAAACCATGCGTCAAAGCAAACACGATCCAATAGTCAAAGCAATGGTAGTATAGATAAACAATCTAACAATATAACAAATAACAATATAACCAGCGAAGACTTAATAAATCACAATAATTTTGAAGATTTCCTTTTATCAGCTTTTGCTTATCTTGGGAAGGTCTACGTAAGGGGTAACCCTACAACTCACATTATCGAGGCCGATGTAAGGAGGTGGCTTGTAGGCAAGAACCCAGGAGATCAAAAAAAGAATTTAGAAGCCTACATGCAAGTCACAGAAAAAAAGTACCGAAAAAAAGATATTACCGGATTGCTTGAAAAACTTGACGGATATAATTATTGCCATGACTTGAAAGCTTCAATATCAATTAAGCCGAACAAGGAGACCAAAGAAGAGCAAATAAAAAAAGATAGAGAAATAAGGGAGATAAAGGCTGGCTATGAGAGGGTAAAAAAAGAAGTACAAGATAAATTAAATTACAAAAACTAAATAATAATGGAAAAGACACAGAAAGAAGTTAATTATAAACATTATTATTAATAGTTGAAACATGGGATTAATAGAAGAATACGAAAAAGAACAGAAGATAAAAAAGCAACCTGCTTGCAAGCATAAATACTTAATTGGCAAATCGAACGGAAAGTTTGAATGTGTTGATTGTTATAAAGAATTAGATAAGCTACCTGAAAGCAGAAAAATAATGTTTTAATTGTTTATAATGATAAAGCTAAAAAACGTAATTATGAGAGACCAAATAAGGCAAATAGTAGTACAAGCGATTGCAGGAACTAAAGACTTAACGGAAGCGATAGACCAATTATGTGTTTTAGCTGACGTTAGCGCACGTTTATCATCTTCTCTCGGTGAATGTGTTGAAGGTAATGATTATGAGATAGTAGCCGACAAAGACGGTAGATTTTGGATAAATCACAAAGTAGTTGGTAGTGGAGAACCACTTAAACAATGGATTGATGGCGTGCTTAATGTGCGCTAACGACAAGTGTATGTAGAGAAATTTTAACGGTTTAAAACGCTGAACTTCGATAACAGATAAAGTTAATTAAATGAATATAAACTACCTACACGCAGAAACCGCCTATTATTTTTATACATTGTTAGGCTTTCGTTTTGTGGGGTGGAATAAAAAACAAGATTATGACACGTACAAAGAAACTTTATGGATTCAGATTAGGAGAAAGTATTCCTAAATGGACTGATAAATTTGGAAGAAAAGGTGGTAAAATTATACGGCTCATTAGATTGAAATACTGCAACAAATTTCAACTACAAATAAGCAATGGGGATATATTGACTACTGAATTTATGATACAGGATGATTTTCATAGGCGTGGGTTGGCAAATGAAGCCTAACGTTAAATGTATGCGTCCGTATGGAGCGCAGCGGAATATGGCGTATGACATAGTGTTGTAGCCAGTACATTATTAACTAATTAAATTAACGATTATGAAATACAATTTTAGCATTAATATTAAAGAAGTAGTTGAGTATAGCTTTGGGCATGATGAGCGAAAAGAGTTAATTGAGTTTATCACTTACGACTGCATGACAAAAGAAGCTCGAAAAGATTATTTATCTAAATTGCTTAACGATTTACTTGAAACAGAGCATGAATTTGATAAGCGACCAAATGTAATTGAAGCCATGAATACTATAATTAAAGCAATTGAGTAGTATTACCTACAACCACAAGGCTAAACAACGTTTGAGGCGGTTTAAATAACGATGATATGAAAAAAGAGATAAGAGAAATACTGGAAAATATATTGTATTGGGACACCTGCCCAGATGACTACAAGGTAGCAATTAGAAAGGAACTAGCCTCACATGTTGCTTTAGATAATGTTAGCGAGCGTTTCATGCTCATAGAGCAGGCGGCCACCTATCTAGATGCCTTGCCATCTTCGCAAGCTATTCAGCAAATCAAATCCTTATTAACAATGAAGCCAGCAACTTCGGTTATTGATGGAGATGTAATTTTGGTTATGAGAAATGAACACTAACGAATGGTAATAAGATTAGTTACGAATTAAAAAACAAAAATAGAGATGGATAAAAAACATGAACTAACAGAGAGATTAAAAGTTTTAGAAACTGAAATTTATGAAGCAAAGTTGGATTTGAAAACCATAAATTCAAAACTCGATATTGCTTACAGTTACGAAGATGAATTGGTTCAAAGACAAATTGCAGCTAAAAAGAAAACAGAAGAATTAAGAAAAGAGTTTTTTAAAAAAGCAGGTGAAGTTTCAGAGATGTACACCAAAATGAAAAATATATTTGATGTATTTACTGGAAACTTTTACAGTGATTAGAACGGCGCGTCGGCTTTTGTTTTTAATTGTTCCAAGTTTACAGAACAGTTGCTACAACGAGCCGACCAGCTTTGCATTATACCACATGTTATGCTTTTCGTTGCGCCACGAATTGCATTTCAAATTTGGCTTAATGCTTTGGCGCAATGAAGCATAACGGACGAGCGTATGAGCAGTAAACCCTTTAAGCGTGGGATTTTAATAACTTAAAAATAAAATAGATATGTACGGAACAGAACAAAGACAAAGATGTGTAGTAAAGTACCAAATTGCATCTTATTCAGGCGAAGAAATCGTGTATTGTGATGCAAATGACGATAATGAAGTAGTAATTGCTAAATGTAAAAGGCAATTATGTAGAGACATACCCTTGCCTTATGGTAGTGAATGGTTTAAAATAATTGAACGTGAAGATTATTACGGTGATTGAATGAGCGTTGGAAAAGGGTTTATTGCTTATACGCATTGTTGTATGGGTGAAACCCTTGCCGTTTTAATGGCATACAACGGTTTGCAAATATGCACCGTTTGTTTTTCACAAATGGGGTATGATTTGCTGTTATACACTGGCACTTTACACCACAGAATTTTAATACGAACTAAAAGAAAAAATAGAGATGGCAACTTACGAATTACCAGACACAGTAAAAGAATTATTTGAACAAGGAGAAAACCAGTACAGAATAATTGACTATGCGCCAGAGATGGAAATGGACAACAACCAAAGTATGGAGTACTTCCTTGACCACATAGGAGCAACAGGAGACAATATTAAATGGCACGATGGAACACAAGTTACATTGGTGCATCCAGATTACGGAATGATGTACGTAATTGACGCGGGTGGGCTGGGGGATTTTTTCTCTCACGGATTTGAGGTAAGTTTATACGAGAACGATAATTTTTAGTGCTTGTGTATAACGTTTGTGTAAGGTTAAGCGATAGCGACCCGCAGGGTTAACTTTACACTTTGTTATATTTTAGTGCGGGTTATTAACAAGTAAATTTATAGAGATGAAAATAGTAATTAAACAAAACGAACAAGTAGCAGAACATACAATTGATACAAAAGACTGTGTTTATCCTTATGCTATTAAAAGAGCCTTTAGATTGGCTATGGAATTAGACGGATTTACAAAACAAACTATTGATGAAGTTTTTGGAGAAAGTGAAGATGTTAAATGTGAACCAGAAACAGAGCATTAAATATAACGAGGGGCTAAACGCACATTTACTAAAGAACAATGGCCTGTATATCAATTAGTTACGCTTTAATTTAACCCGGGAGATATGATATTTCAATCGAAAATGAATAACAGTTTAGTAGTAGTTAGCAAGTCTCAATTACTAAGGGAGATGGTTCCTCTGCCGAGAGACGAAAAGCTATTTAATAACCTAGGGAGGAAGCTAGCCAATAGTACATGCTTGACTAGCAATGACTATTTATTTGCAATAAATTTAAAGAAAAGTAAAAGATAATTGACTAAAAGCTTGTTTGGTAAACTATAATGTACGACCTTTACTAGTACAATGAAACAAGAACTAAACGATACTACAATGAAAGCTTTAGCACTTCAAGAATTAGCAGAAAAATTAAACGGAAAGTATTGGGAAAAAGGCGACAAGAAAAGAGTTTACCTTGACAGAGGGCATAATACAAAAAAGATGAAAACGGCTACTTATGTTTGCCAGTTAGATAATGGCGAATTTAAGGTATGTTGCTACATTGATTGTCCTTCACAGGATTGGAATTGGATTAAATCACAACAACAACAAATAATTGATTCAGTTCAGGAAGATGTTGATTTTATTACTGCCGAAAAAGTATTTGTGGTGTTTGATGAAAAAGAAAATAAGTATGCTGACTGTATCGGTGATTTATCTGATTTGGAAGATGCTGAAAGATATTTGACTGAAATTGGTGCAGAAAATTTCAGATTAGAAGAATGTAGTGGAAATTCTGATTTTAAAGTTAAGACAATTCTAAATGATTAAGTCAGTAAGAATAAAATTTGACAAATTCCTTCACGATACGGGCAAGGCAATTCTTGTCCGTATTGATGGTATTGAGCATTGGATTCCAATAAAACTATGCAGGAAACTAATTATAAATAATAAACTTGGCGGCAATGTGTGTATTCCATCATTCTTTTATGAACGGATGGGATATGAAGTAACAGAAGATTTAGCAGACATAACCGTAATTCATCACGTGCCAAAAAAGGAAGATAAAACTAAAATAGAGCATGACGACCGCCTTTTTAAATAGTCAAATAAAAGCCATTGATAAGCTAAATCCTGTCAGGTGCGGAGCTTTATTTATGGAGCCTGGCACAGGTAAAACACGTTCCGCTTTAGAGCTTATCAAAAACACAAATGCTGATTATGTGCTTTGGTTTACTCCATTTCAAACAAAAGAAAATTTGCAAGCAGAGATTAACAAATGGGGAGGAATGGACTGTGACATTGTTGGCATTGAAAGTATTCAGAATGGCGACCGAATTTATCTTGATTATCATAGCAAAGTTGAGAAAGCAAAAAAGGCTTTTGTTGTATGTGATGAAAGTTTGAAAATAAAGAACGCTGATGCAAACAGAACGCAGCGACTAATGAGGTTAACTGAAATATCACAGTACAGGCTTATACTTAACGGGACTCCCCTTTCAAGGAATCTGCTTGACTTATGGTCTCAAATGGAATTTCTAAGCCCTAAAATCCTAAAAATGGGGCTTGCTGAATTTAAGAACACATTTTGCGAATACGTGAAAGTTACCTATCATTCAAAAGGGTTTGGCAGTTCATATAGTAAAGAGTTTATTAAGAAATATCATAATATTGATTATCTATATTCTTTGATTGAGCCTTTTATTTTTGAAAGCAAATTGTCCCTTAGCATTGGTCAGCAACACATTGATGTCGATTATTTTCTTACAGATGAAGAGCATGAGGAACATGATAGGCTAAAGACCAAATACCTTGATGATGAATATCTATTAGCAATAAACAATAATATCTTTTTGAAAATTACCCAAAAGATGCAGCATAATTATTCATTGTCTCCTGCAAAATTTGACGTTGTAGATAAAATAATCAATGCTTCGGATAAGTCGAAAGTACTGATTTATGCTAAGTACATTGATACCCAGGAGGCACTTAAAGAATATTACAAAGACGTTGAGATAAAGAGCATTGCAAAACACTCATACGGTCTTAATCTGCAAGCATACAATACAATCATATTTTGGGATAAGACCTGGGATTATGCACAGCGTGAGCAAATAGAAAGGAGAATTTACCGAGAGGGGCAGAATGATGAATGTACATATTATGATCTTACTGGAAATGTAGGGTTAGAGTCAATGATAAACCAAAATATTGAACGTAAAAGAAATTTGCTAGATGTTTTTAATGAGAAAACAATTGAAGAATTAAGAAAGGATTTATGAAAAAATATCTTGATATAAACGTTCATGAAGCTGCAAAAAATCGTTTCAGAATAATATTTTCAGAATTTGATAGAGTGTGTGTGTCGTTTTCAAATGGGAAAGATAGTGGAGTATTATTAAACTTGGCTATTGAGGTAGCCAAAGAAATGGGGAAACTCCCGGTTCATGCATTGTATATAGATTTTGAGGCACAATATAAGCATGCTATCGAATATACGCATGAAATGTTTAATAGGAATGAAGTAAAAGCATATTGGGTGTGCTTGCCTATGCATTTAAGAAATGCTGTTTCTCAGTTTCAGCCTCATTGGTTATGTTGGGATAAAAGCAAAAAAGAGGCTTGGGTGAGAGATTTACCTATTCATAAAAGTGTAATATCAGATGTTAATTATTTCCCATTTTTTCGTGTAGGAATGGAGTTTGAGGAATTTGTTTCAGAATTTGCAAAATGGTTTTCAAATGGAAAAAAAACATGCCAAGTAGTTGGTATTCGTTCAGATGAAAGTTTAAATAGATATAGAACTATTGCGAGCGATTCGAAAATTAAATACAAGGGCAACCAATGGACAACAAAATTATTTAGAGAAGATAATAAATGGGAAATTTATAGTGCTTTCCCTATTTATGATTGGAGGACTGAAGATGTTTGGGTGGCCAATGGAAAATTCAGATGGAAATATAATAAAATATATGATATAATGAATCTCGCAGGCGTGTCTATTCATAAACAACGATTGTGCCAGCCTTATGGCGATGACCAAAGGCAAGGGCTCTATTTATTCAAAATATTAGAACCTGAGACTTGGGCAAAAGTTGTTAATAGGGTAGAAGGAGCAAATTTTGGGAATAGATATGTAGAAAATAATAAAACCACACTTGGGCACTATAAAATTAATTTACCTAAAGGACACACCTATGAGAGCTACGCAAAATTTCTACTTGAAACTATGCCTCCATATCTACGGGAACATTATCAGAAGAAGATAAATAAATTCTGGGGTTATTGGAAAAAAGAAGGATTTGAGACTATGCCAGATAAGTCAGACCCGAAAATGGAAGCTGCAAAGAAAGCTCCATCGTGGAGGCGTGTTTGTAAGGTGCTTTTAAAAAATGATTATTGGTGCAAAGGTTTATCTTTTTCACAGACCAAAAAAGAAATGGAACGCCAATTACAAATGATTGAAAAATACCAGCAATTATGATACATGAATTACTTGAAAAGTATAAGGAATCCGCTTTTGATAAAAAAGTTGAAATTTACAATGAGGTAACTCAACAACTTTATGATTTTATTGGATTGAAACATCCTGTTTTGAATATTCAGCTTGTTCCAGTTGAATATGTAAAAGCTAATGATTATAACCCAAACAAGGTTGCTCCACCTGAAATGAAGTTGTTGAATCTTTCGATTAGAAAAGATGGTTTAACTATGCCAGTTGTAGCGGCAAATGACAATGATAAGTATGTTGTTGTAGATGGATTTCACAGGCGAACTCATGCTGCAAATGACAAGGTAATACGTGATAGCCTGAAAGGTTATTTACCAATCAGTAAGCTTGATAAAAACATACAAGACAGAATAACATCAACAGTTCGGCACAACATTGCAAGAGGAACACATCAAGTTGAATTATCAGCTAATCTTATTGTAATGCTTAAAAAGCATAATTGGACGAATGCCCGCATAGGCAAAGAACTTGGAATGGATGCGGACGAAGTATTAAGGTTAAAACAGGTTACAGGGCTTGCGGAAGCCTTTATGGATGAAGACTTCTCAAAATCATGGGAAGTTGAAAACGAAGATTTAGATGGCTTAATATAATTATAAATAAAATTTAAAATGACAGACCACGAAAAACTATACGCTATTATGGAAGAACTTGATCTTGGCTACCGAAAGATAGCCAAGATTACCGGGCACACATATAATTCAGTAAAGACAATGCTGCAACCAAATGGGAAGTTACCCCGGTGGGTGAATTTTGCTATTTATATATATGAGAATAAGCCAAAATGAAGATACTGTTTAAAAAATCGACCGGAGATAAGGAGCACTCAATAGAGGCCGGAAATCTATTATTGATTAAAGTAGCTTTATTGGTTCATTATGGCAATGCAACAGCGTTCTTCTGCCGTCTAAGTACTACTAAAAAGGAAATAACGCTGTACTGTCCTAATGATCGAGAATTAAACAACTTAGTTAGCAGAAGTTTTGCGGGTTATGTTGATGAGTTCTGGGCGGAGATATCAGAGGCAATTTTAACAATTAAAGAGATATGAAAAGGATTATTCGAAAAGCGGCAATAGCTGCGTTGATTATTTGTTCAAGTTGTTCGGCTAGTTTGAACCCATCTTATAAAGTTAGGAAGCCGCTGCCAAGGCAAGAAATTGGATACTTCATAATAGGAGGCTTCATCGGCTGGTCAATTGTAGCTTATCATTATGATTAATTACCCATTCTTAGATAGCCCAACAGGCAACGCCTGGCAAGATGAAACAGCCAATAGGGTTGAAAAGATCAGAGCTTATTATGACAATCGGGAGCTTTACGACCAAATTATCAAAGAGCACCCAGAACAACGATTGGCTAATGATTTAGAAAAGCCGCTTACAAAAAATAGGCGAACAATAAAAAGCAAAAACGCAAAACAACCAGATTTATTTTCATGAAAAATAAGGAAGATAAAAAGCGGCTGGACAAAGTCATGGAGAAAATAGTTAAGGACTTGCAAAAGAATGCAATGCCTTATGATAGTTATGTTTATGAACCAAAAGCTACTCACCAAATTATTAGAGAGTACATTAAAAAGAAATGAAATACGACCTATCTAAACCATTTGAAACATGAGTGTACTAACAACTGGAATTATTAACGGGTTTAGGGTTTTACAAGACCGGACGGTAAGATTAACATTTGATCTCCAAGAAATAACAGACCCAGAAAAATTAGCTGAGATAGTATCGCTAAATGGACAATTTTCAAAGGTGCTCATTTCAAAGGAGAATATAGTTAAAGAGGTTTCCGATACTATAGACTCTTTAAAAGTAGAAGAGGCGGGATATAAAACAGAAAGTCAAAGATTAAGAGATGTTCTTTATGTTTTATGGTCGCAAGACAATGCTGGAATTGTAGATTTTTCATTGTTCTACAGGTCACGAATGGATAGACTAATTGACCAAATTAAAGATAAATTAATATGAACTTTACCAAATACTTGTATAGTAAATTATATTACACTATTATTGCTATATGATTAACACGCAAACAAACAACGAAATGAAAGCTTTAGAAAACACAGCAGAAAACAACGCAAAAGTATCAGCTTTAAAAACGATAAAAGAAACGCAATGGGTTGGGGAATTAACGCATGACACAATTGATAAATGCCTTACTGCTATTAACTTATTTCAAGGTACAAATTCAGGGTCTTATAGCCCTTCTGCTATAAGACTGAGCGGTGTACAAGGTATATTCATGGTTAATGAGGATGGTGGACTGAACTTTGAAGCAAGAATAATTAAAGTGTCAGACAACAAATATAGAATGGAGCATCTTTCAAATAGTGGATATGATGTTTTTGAAAACAAGTATATTGAGATACTAGAAGCGTAAATAAAAGAACAATGCAAAAGGTGTAATTGCGAGTTACATCAAAGTTTATAGACCAGAACTACATAAAGGGCAATAGAGAGCAATTAAATTTACCTAGTGTTTATGATCTTTTAATTTAAACAGGAAAACAATGATAGATAAATTCGATTTACAAATACTTGATTGTAATTGCAGTGATTGTAATTGCAGTGATTGCAAACACTTCAAACGGTCAATGTTCAGAAGACAAAAATCAGTAGACCTTCATTATAAATGGCAAAAGGACTACTTTGATAATAAGAGATTGAGGAAGATTAAAAGGGCTCAATTTTGGATTGAGAAAGGCGAAAAATTGAAAGCAAAAGAACTGCTAAAAGAAGCTAGAAAGCTGGTTTTTCAATTTGATGAAGCTGAATGTGCTTTGCATTATGGTGACTGTGGAAAGCTGAATAAGCAAGTATCTTGCATCCCTGAAGTATTGCAATTAGATACGCAGGAATGCTTCGAGCACAGACGATCTTAATTGATCATAACGGTTTGGCTATGTGTAGTGCCTTTTACAAAACTACACCAAACTTTAATAAAAGATACAAAGATGGAAGATTTAAAAATATTTGATGAGAACGGCAAGGCATTACATATAGCTGATGTTATATGCCGTTGTTTTGTAAATGTGGCAGAATTGGCAAATGCTGATAAAGAAGATATAGCTATAAGAGTAGATTACCGAGATGATAAACCACACGAAATTATAATTGAAGATATGCTGTGCAATACGCTTGACACAATTGCACCCAATGGCATATAACGAAAAATATATGCTTTCGTGGCGAAATTACCCACTGAATTTGATTTGAAATACTAACTTAAAAAAGAAAAAATAGAGGAGGCAAAAAATGGAAAAATTAAAGTATGCACAGGATTTAATTAAAACCAGCAACTCAAGCGTTGCCTGTGGATTTAATATGTTTATAATGGGACACCGCAAGCCTAATTTTGGTGACGGACACCATGACATAAACGCAAGATTGCAAGGTTATGAATATGCCGAAAGCATGGCAAAGAAAGGAGAAATTGCATTTACACATAAATTTAGATGCAAATGCTGCGGCGGTTGCCCTTTCCAGTATGGAGGTTTTTGGGTTTGCAATGATTGTGGTGGTAAAAATGTGGATAATGATTGGTGGAAAGTTAAAGTTGAAAAAGATGGGAACGAGTATTGCGCCCACGGATTAGACTTTATTAACTTGCAAGAATCAGATAACTATGCTTTCGGTAAAACATTTGATGAAGCATTAAAGGAGTATGGAAAGTTGATGACTGAAAAATCCAAATAGTTTTGAAAAAACTAAAGCGGGTCGGCTTTTTATTTTTGGTCAAACTTGTAGAATGCTAAATTGAAATGCTGACCCAGCCATGAAGTATATATGGTGTTGTATTGCTTGCCTTTTTCGGCAAGCTTACGTTGCGCCACTACTACTTTTCAATTTTATAAATATACTTTTTGGCGCAATGGAATACAACACCAAGCTAATATATGGCCTCCCCTTCAGGAGGCTTGATATTAGCGACTGTTAACTGGCGTCTCTGCCCTTCGCAGATATGCCATAAAAAATTTTAAAAAGAAGATTATGAGTAGCAAGAAACTAATATCCGGAGCCTTTTATTTTAACCTAATATTATTGATAGCCAATATTATAATAATGGCTACTTTAATTTACGCTTCATTGGCATGAATATAACAGAATACAAGAAGCTGAAAAAGCGAAATAAATACGGGGCTAAGAAAGCGGTCTCGGACGGCATCACATTTGACAGCAAATGGGAGCGTGACTATTATAATATTTTAAAGCTAAGAAAAAGGGATGGGGAAATAGCTGACTTCAGAATGCAAGAGAGGGTTGATCTTATTGTGAACGGCAAATTGATAGCCTGGGTAAAGGTTGACTTTGTCGTCATTTATAATAATGGGCTAATCTCTTACGAAGACACCAAGGGGGTAGTAACTCCAATATTCAGGCTAAAGGCTAAATTGTTTAAAGCTTTAATAGGTAAGGAAATTCATGTAATAAAGCGCAAATGAACAGTTATAAAACCTCTTCCGGAGAGCGTGTTAAAAAGTCAGCAGTAGACCTGCAAGTTCGCAATGCTAAAAAACTAGTTTTAGATAACCAATTGCTAGAGCATGGTTATAACTTTTGCGTAGATTGTGGGCGAGCTTCCGGGGTATACATCGATTGCAGTCATGATATTAGTGTTGATCGCTGCCAAAAGGAAGGGCGCACGGAATTGGCTTGGGACATAAGAAACATACACCCTAGATGTAGGGAGTGTCATCAATTGCACGATAAGTTATGAGAAAAATTACAAAATATTACCTATTTGAAAATCGATATTACTGGCCAGTTATAATATTGCTAATAGTGGCAATAATTTTACTTATAAAAATATATTTTATAATTAACTTGTCATTCACATTCATAAGAGTTAATTTTATATAAGAGAACCGAGAGCCACTAAAATGATTAAAGGATCAGATCAAGATTTTAAGCCGGGCAAGCCATTTGTACACACAAAGGAAGGCTGCACTAACAGGATAAGCCGTATTTGTTCGAGCTGTAAAAAATACAGAAAGCCGCATCAATTTGGCATTAAGGGCATTTGCCTTGGGTGTGAGCAATTAAGGAGTTAAACGAAATAAACGAAAATGATTATACCGGAAAACATTAAAAGAACGGGGTATAAAAGACTAAAAACATTTGTGCTCGACCATGCTACAGGAGTGGCGCACAAAGATAAATATTTCAATGTTTATATCAGCACCAGGAATTCCGGGAAGCGTGTGCAATGCAAAGCAACTGGCGAAGTCCACGACCTAACCATCGCCTATGAAGGAATCAATTATTATCATTTAGGAGCTCGTGAAGCGTTCCAAAAATGGGCAGATAGCGATATGGTTTTAAAGAAAGATTATACAATAGTAAATAAACGACTGAAAAGATGAATAGCCTAACAACTAAGCCAAAGCGAAACTCAAGGGTAAGCACTCAAATTACCGGAAGCGTCATAACAATTGAGTTGAAAGTATTCGACAAAGAATCAGCTAACGAGTATTTTATTGCAGAGAATAGATTAGGAATGAAATCGCTGATGTTTAATCTGTCTCCTAAAGCTGCTATGATTTTAGCGAATCAATTAACGTATCATGCTGTAAATATGAGCATAAAAAAACAGAAGACGCGAAAGAATTTAACCCTAAAATAGTAGAGCAGATTGAAGTTTCCGGGTGGTGGGATAAAAATAATCATAAGCCATTTGATTCATTTATTGAAGGGGGCACATCAACGAAAGTAAACCTAGGTTGGTTTATGAAGAAAAATGGCAAGTATTATCTTACAAAAAAAGGAGAAACTAATTATAATATATGGTTAGAAAATATTAAGTAGCCTTTAATAAAAATAAAGAAATGAGAATATCACACTGTAGTTCCAATAGCGGCCTTCACCCTTACGTAAAATATAATTTCGAGGGTAGCCTAGAAGTGCAAGAATTAGTTAAGAAAGTTAAGGATGTTGGCAAAACCAAGGAGTTAATGACTCCAGAAGAATGGGATGAATTTTGCAAAAAAAGAAATATTAACATAAATAGTAAAATCATGATTGAAAACATAGAAAATACAATAGAAGATTTAGTGTCTGACTTTCTTTATTATGATAGGAAAGAAGATGAAGATTTACCAAGAGGTGCAATACAGAAAGCTGTAAAAGATGGCTTAATAACCAAAGAACAAATAATAAAGAAATTTGCAGAAAGTTTGAATGAAGGACTAAGCGAATAATTTTATTATTTTTAACAACGGCAAAGTATATGAGCAGTAGGGGATATTCAAAAACAAAATTAAAAATGAAAGGTGAGAGTTCTTTAAATCCGCACTTAATTGTAGCAAGCCTTTCAGCCCCTATTGTTTACAACGGTTTAAATAAATGCCGTTGAACACTTAATTTGAAAAAAAGAGATAAATTGAATAATAACTACTTACCCACAATTGAAATACTGACAATGGCATTTATTTGTTGTTAGGCTTTCGTTTTTGTGCGGTGGGATAAAAACAAGATTATGTATAAAATAGTAAAAAGAAGCCAGAAATGGTATGCTGTTGAAATAACAGATTTGGAAAACGATTTGGAAAACTTAGAGATAAGTGTAAACGCTGGTGAATTGGTTATTTATGCTGACAATATTGATATTTTTAAAGATGAGTTTTTTGAAGATGTGGAAGTAATTGATTAGTGCGTTGGCTAAATGAAGCCTAACGGAAATAATAAACACTGATTTTTAACCGATTAAATACGTAGAAACGATGGCAAAGCAAATAGTAATAGAACGACCAAACGGTACAGTAACCATAGTAAGAAGTGAATTAGAAACAGCAAGTGAAGACCCACTTACAGAACATGAGCAAATTATAAATGAGCTACACAGTAAGGTTAAGAATTTGGGTTTATTTAGTGTTACCCGTAGTGCTTTACAACTATGCCCTAAGTGCAATGGGCAAGGAATTGTAAGTAAGCCACCGGGGGTAGCAGGTGACGTAGACCAATGGACAAGCTCAGCAACTTCATTTACCTGTGATGTATGTAATGGCACAAAAGTTATTTAGCATTACGGGTAACACCAAGCTAATATATGGCCTCCCCTTCGAGGGAATGTAAAACAGAAACCAATTTTCCCATTAGGGTAAAAAGGTGTATATTTGACAATGAGAGGTAGGGGGTTTACTGTTAGTATTACCTTAACCGCAATCATTAATTTGGCTGCGGTTTTTTTATTGGCTAAAAAGGTTGTAATATTACACTATGAAAAAACATGTTTTATTTATCTTGGCATCGCTGCTTTTCGTAGCCATGCCGGGCGTTGGCACACTTCATGCCGATGTTATCGATGATGGAATAACGTATGTTGATGTCGGCCAGACCGATGTCATTAATGCGATTGCCATTAATGAAGTAACCTTAAAAGTCTGTAGCAGCACTACCGCATTTAGCGCCTATGCCAAACCAGTATTTGAATCGCAGCAAGTAATATTATGTACCTATAAACAGGCAATCACATGGCGATCAATTAAACTAAAGGCTACGAAGCACTCAATTCATGCAACAACCTTGGATAGAAATCCTAGAGCTGGACTTGCGACAAGCCTATTAATCAAAGGGAACTAACATAGACAAAAAAGGAACTTTGATGAAAACAATAATAAAAAGGGGGTTAATAGCCTCCTTTTTTTATTGGCTAATGTTGTATATTTGAATTAAATGGAAGCAATCAGGGAATATATATACACCCCCAATGGTTTCCGCATAGAATTACAGAAAGAACAGACGTAGAAATAAGGGCACTTGTATCTAACGGCAGCGTTGAAGTTTCCGGAGGCTATGAAATTATAGTAGCAGAGAATAAATACATCCCTACGTAAATTTAAGTCGTACTTAAATGAAATACAATGGCAAAATATACAATAGAAAAAGCTAAACAAATAGCTGAACTCCTAGCCACAGGGGAGAATAAGATAATAGATATTTGTAAACAGGTTGGGATAGCTGAGCCAACATATTACGAATGGAAGAAGTCGAAACCCAAGTTTTTAGAGCTATTAAAAGAGGCAGAGGTTGAAAGGGTTAGCTCATTTAAAGGAATGGCCAGATCTGGCCTTGCTAAATTAATTGATGTTTACGAATACGAGGAGGAGCACATCGAATATAAAGTAGATGCTATAGGCAATCAGGTTATTAGAAACAGAAAGCTAATAAAGAAACGAATGATGCCTAACTCAGCGGCTGTTATATTTACCTTATGCAACCTTGATCCGGAGAACTTCAAGAATATTCAAAAGGTTGATGTCGACATTACCACCGGCGGGGAGCAAATCACAGGCATGATTGTCAAATGAACGTCATATTTGACACCCACGGCAACGAAAAGCAAAAGGAGTGCGCAAGGGCATGGATTGATAAGGTAATTATAGATATAGTTTACGGAGGCTCTAAGGGATCGGCCAAAAGCTACACTGGTTGCTCTTTGATCTTTGGCGATGCCTTTACTTATCCGGGAACTCATTATTTTATAGCACGTAAAACATTGGCCGATGTAAGGAAGTTTACTATTCCTTCTATTCACGAGGTACTCCAGCATTGGGGGATTGATAATAAAAAGTATTACAAATTTAACGGCCAAGACAATTACTATGAACTTCATAATAAATCAAAGGTTTTCTTATTAGATGCGAAACATCTCCCCTCCGATCCTTTATACGAAAGATTTGGCTCTATGCAAATGACAAGAGGATGGATAGAAGAGGCCGGGGAATTTAACAAGAACGCTAAAAGCAACCTTCAAGCTTCTGTGGGCAGGTGGAAAAATATTGAGTACGATTTACCTCCTAAGTTGCTACAGACTTGTAACCCTTCGCACAACTATTTATACACCGACTATTTTAAAAAGTGGCGGGACGGCTCTATTGAAGACTGGAAGTGCTTTATTCAGGCGTTGCCTCAAGACAACAAAATGCTGCCGGACAACTATATTGACAACCTATTTAAAATACTTTCGCCTAATGAAATAGAGAGGCTTATTAGAGGTAATTGGGACTTTGACGACTCCCCTGATGCTTTATGCGATTACGATGCGATATGTGATATCTTTACAAATAGCCATGTCCCACCGGGTGAACTAAGAATCAGCGCAGACTTAGCGATGCAGGGGCGTGATAGATTTATAGCTGGCCACTGGACGGGCTTAATTGCCAACCTAGATATAGACCAACCAAAGAGTTCAGGTAAATCCATAGTTACTAGTTTAGAGCAACTGAAAAATGATAGAGGCGTTCCTAATTCTAGGATAGTGGCCGATAGTGACGGGCTAGGGGCTTACTTAGGAAGTTATATAGAGAACATCAAAGAATTTCATGGCAATTCTAAACCGAATGACGCCCAATATGCTAATCTTAAAAGCGAATGCGGATTTAAATTGGCAGAGGTTATTAATAATAGAGAATTAAAAGTCAACTGCACACGTGAACAGCAGGAAAATATAAAGGCTGAATTGTCAGTATGTTTACGAAGGTATAAGGTTGATGCTGACGAATCCAAGAAGAGGCTGATACCTAAGGAGAACGCTAAAGAAAGCCTACAGCATTCGCCAGATTATTTTGATTGGTTGCTAATGGGTATGTTCTTTGAGGTTAAAAAAGAATACGATATATTTGCATAGATGATTAAACACAAAGAAATTAAGCTACTCCCAACTTTATTCTCGCTCGATGTTTATATTGTTGGTGAAAAATATAAACATAACCGGATATCCGAAAAAGACAGGAAGGTCATTGCATCAATATTTGTCCAGAAATATGGTCATGGCTATGAGTATTGGCACGAACAAACAAATAGCGTAAACGAAGTCTTTCAGGTAACAGGAGCCACAAAATCAGAACATGGAAATACAAAAAGGATTGTAATGGTAATAAATCCTCATATACCAACATTGGTGCATGAAATAATTCATGTATTATGGTATCTTTCCAAATATTCAGGGCTTGATATGGATTTTAATTCACAAGAATGGCAGGCCTGTATGGCAGAATACATCTTCACCGAATCGAAAAATTTTAAAAAGATACCTATCTTTGAAATGAAATGATAGTTCAAGAACAAGAAATCTTATCCAAATCAAGCGAACCAGTTGACACATGGATAACCCAGGCACGTGAAGACCACCGAGTTTTAAAAGTCCATTTTTATGGTGAAGGCAAAGACGAGCACCTCAAAAAGATCGAAGGACTAGAGGGAACCACGGAGTTTGAAATCCGCAAAAGATATTCGATGTCAAACCAATGGCTCATCGAAGGATGGCTAAGACCGTTTGATAATGTGTTTTCAGCAAAAGGGAAAACGATAGATATTGATATTCCTACCGAGGGGGCGAAGACCGCATTCACAAAATTAATTAAAGATGTTAAAGGAGGGTTGACATTAGATGCTTACTTAAAGAGCATCTGGAAGGATAACCTAATTGCTGACCCGAACGGCCTTATATTTCTGGAAGTCAAAGGGGGTTTTGATGACCACCCGGCCAATGGCAGAGGCTATTTGACCCAAAAGAGCATCAACCATATAAGGAAGATGAAACTTCACGGCACGAGGCCGGAGTATGTCATGTTTGAGGCCGATGTAAAAATCAGCGATGTTAAAGAAGAAGACGGCAATCAAATAGATAAAGGTTATACTCTTCACTGGTTTGTGGACGATGCCTATTATTATCGTTTAAAGGTCTGGGCAGAATCAGAGAAGAAATCTGAGGTTGTTGATAAGATTGTGAATAGCTTTGGCTATGTTCCAGCCATATCAAACTCAAATATTGTTGACACAAATCGAGGCTTCAAGATATCTCCTATTCAAAAGCAAGTAGAGCTGTTGGATAAGTACCTGAGAAATAGTTCTGTACATGAGTTATTTTTAGCAAAGCACGGGTTCCCTGTCTTTTGGGCTTATGGAAATGTAACCGATACGTGTAACAATTGTAGCGGCACGGGTAACTCCAAGGATGAAGATGGCCAAATAAGAGGCAAATGCGGTAATTGCAAAGGGCAGGGATATACATATAGGAAAGATGTTTCAGACGTTGTTTTGTTAAATCCTCCAAAGTCAAAAGATGCTCCTGTGATAGCTCCTAATGTGGCCGGATATAATGGGCCAAAAAGAGAAGTTTCAGAAGATCAAAGAGCGGAGGAGGAATGGACAAAAAACAATCTATACTTCTCATTTTGGGGAACTACAATGGAGAAGGGAACGAACGAAACCGCCACGGGGAGATTTATCGATATACAACCCGTGCGAAATAGATCAGATGATTTTGCCGATCTTGTTGATGAAGTAGGTACAGATGTATTAAAGATGTTTGGTGATCTTTATGCACCTTTATCATTCAAGGGAGCTAGTTATGCTGTAGGCCGGAGGTTTATTATTGAGACACCAGATCAAATTTGGCAGAAATATCTAAACGCAAAGAAAGAAGGAGCAAGCGAATTGGTATTAAATCAACTCTTAGCGCAGTACTTTGAAACGGAATACCAGACCAATGACATGCTTCGAGATTATTTTATCAAGGTAGCATTGCTTGACCCAATGCCACACAGCACTATTAGTGAAGCATTAAGCATGGCAGTGCCCGAAGACTTTAAAAACCAAAAGATATATTTATCTGAGTTCTTACATACCAAGACCATGGTTGAAGTAGTTGAAAAGGACTTGGGTGTACTTAAAACTGAATTATCTCAATTTATAACTGAACAAAAGAAAAATGAAACAACAACAACAATCACAGTTGCCTAAGGGCAACGCTGAAAAGACGGCAAAAGAAACTGAGAAAGAGGCAGTAGAAGCTCCTATTGAAGAGGTGAAAGCAGAAGAGCCTAAGGCAGAAACTGTTGAAGCAAAACCAAAAGCCCCAAAGAAATCCAAACTTAACAAAGGATTTCATCATTGCACAAGAGTTAAGCTGGTAAAAGGGCAAGACAACAATATTGAAAGTTTCGGTGAGGATGTCAACAGAATCAAGAACATGCACGAAAGTAATATTGACGAGTACAACACTCAGCAGCTAAATACTTTGTTGTTCATTAAAAAGGACGGCGTAAAGTACAAGCTAGAGAGCGTTTACGCTAAAGGCCGTATTAATTCAAAAGGTGAGCCACACCCGTATAAAGTATTCATGGAAATAAAGAAATAATTATGTTAAACAAAGAAACAAAAGACAAGCTCGTAGCTTTAGGATTTGATGTTTCTAAACTAGAGGAAGCCGTAAAGGCCGAATCAGAAACAAGTTTGGAAGTTCCAACGCTAAAAACAGTTGATGAGTTTAGTAAGCTCATATCAGAAGATGATAAACAGATATTTGGCAACAATCGTTTCAATGAAGGGAAAAATGCCATGTCTGAAATCAAGGCCAAAGAGCTTAAAGAAAAGCACGGCATTGAGGTTGAAGGAAAGGACATAGACACCGTGGTTGAGGCCTATGTAGCCAAGAAAATTGCCGAAACAGGAGCAAAGCCGTCCGAATGGGCAGAGGAAAAGAAATTGCTTCAAGCTAAGATTATTGATGCAGAACAAAAATTATTAGATGAAACTGAGGGTTTTAGTAAAAAATTGAGTAATATTGAAAATAAGAACAATGTGATGTCCTTGATACCGGATAAAACGATCATCCCAAAAGGAGATTTAGTTACATTGTTCAACAATCGCTATCGTATAGCAGAAGAAGACGGTCGTACCGTTGTTTACAAAGGCACTGATAAGTTACAAGATAACCGATTAGAGCCACTTGCTTTAAAAGATGTCGTTTCTTCATTCATTGACGAGGGTAAATATATCCCGATTAATGGCATGGGAGGGGGAGACGATAAAGGCGCAGGCGGAGGTTCCGCAAAATTCACAAAGCTTACTGATTTTAATGACTGGTGTAAGTCGCAAGACCCACCGATTAACCCAATGTCCCCGGAGGCAAGCAAGATTCTAACCGATAAAAGGGATGCATCTGTTGGCAGCGAGGACTTCTATAAGTCGTAAGCCAAACTATCGTAAAAGTTGCGATGGCGAAAAGAAAAACTAAAAACTAAGAACAATGGCTAACGCTGCTGATTCGGTACTTGTTGCCGGACAAACTAAATTTAACGAAAACATGCTTGGCGCTGAATGGAAATTACCAGAATCAGCTGCCATTAAGTCGGCTAGTCTCGCAGAGATGGCCAACCCAGCATTACGGGAGATACGCACAAGTGCCTCACGGACGGTTACGGCTAAATTCCCAATACGACAAGCCGCCACGGGTGGTGTTGTTCGTGTAGCTTCTCACTCTGGTAACAATCCAGATACCGCAACAGAGACGATCACCTGGTCAAAGTATGTGGAAGATTTCAGTATAGGGTTGTCCCTTTCTGATAACAACGTGTACGAATGGGCTGAATTATATGCCGCTGCAAAGCGAAATGCAGTTCTAAACCTTATGACTCGTGTTGATGCTGCATATGTAGCAGCATTGCTTGCCGATGAAACCACTGATAACGCAGGAGGCGGAAACGGTGAATTTGATGCAGCTGTTGATGAATTTCAGATAGCCGCTACTTATGGAGATAATTTCTTCGGAGAGATTAAGGCCATGATGAGGAATAACCTATATCCAGGGGGGATTGTTGGACTCGTAGATTCGCAAGGAGCTGTTCTTGCCGATAAGTTAGGCCGTGATGGCGCTGGCAATGCTAGCAACACCCAAGCTCAACTATTAGGATATTCAGCAATTGTACCTACAAGCAGAACGCTTCTGCCTACAGCTACTTACCAAGGGTCTGGTATATTTTATCAGAATGGTTTAGTAGGGGTTAACTTTTGGGTACCACCCAAGAACAGAAAGACTATCAACGCCACAGCGGCTATGATGGATTCCGTGGGAGACTTTGGGCAGTTTACCGTACCAGAATTTCCAGGAGCAACATTTGCCCATTCTATCTACGCTGGGAGATCAGATCAATCGGGAGCAGGTGGAGATGAGCAGGATATTTTGATACACGAGGAAATCTCTTTGGAGATGGCCTACGCATCAGCTCCGGTTAGTGCATTCCACACTGAGACAAGCCCAGTATTTACCGCAGGACTTTTACTATAAAACTATGAAAAGGATATTATTCTTATTAACATTCTTACTTTGTGGGCTAGTAGCTAGTTCGCAAGTAAGGTCGCAGACAGATCAGGTTGACGGTGTTGAAACCGTAAACTTTGATATAAGCGCTTCGGGCAACTATGCAGCCATTGGTATAGACGTATTGTTTACAGAGGTAGGCGGTACGACTGACGGATGGGTTGCTTTATTGGCCAGAAATGGTTCAGGGGCAGCTTGGCAGAAGTTACCAAAGGCAACATGGTCTGGAATATCTTATAACTCAGCACTAGACTCACTACAGATAACCGATGGAGCTAGTCATAAGATAAAGATCGAGAACCCGGCATTTAGCAATTATCGAGTACGAGTCATTGGCACTTCTGGTGACACGACAAGCGTAACTGTCAGGTATAACTACCGGAAGTACTGACCATTATAAAAATGTATTGTGAACTAGCCCTGCCCTAAACGGGGTGGGGCTTTTTTTATAGAATGAAGAACATAAGACTGTATGAATACTTGCAACTAAGTGAGAAAGAGATGTCGTATTATGCTAATGTTTTCCAATTTGTAAAAGCGAGTGATAGTATCGGTAAGTATAAAGCCCAAAAGATCACAGGGTTCCCATTTGGAGAGGTTGTAAACATCAAGAAACTAGCACAGGCGTCAGACTTTACTAAGGTGTTCGTCATAATCTTTGGAATCTCTGAGAGAAGATTATTAAGGGTAAGGGTAAAAGACTTTTTTAGGGCATTAAATTGGGTGAGAATGGAATTAGAGCAGCTTATTGATCGTGAGAAACATTTGATGAGCGAAGAAGACCCGGAGATGGTTGACGCAGGTTCGGAACGGCTTAATGTATTTCAGGAAATGAACATCTTGATTCCGCTAAGTAAGGAGTACGGCATGATGCCAGATGAAATTGCCTCATGGAAATACTCGACAATTTTTACTATTATGTACCACGATAAGATCAGTCGTGATATTGAAATAGAATATAGCAAAACGATGAAAAACAAAATAAAGTAATATGGCCACAAATGTAGATTTCTTCCGAGCCTTTGCAGCCGATGTTACCACCGTAACAGATAAGAATGTAGCTTACTATTTTGAGCACTCACGAGAGGACTTTGCTAATCTTTACGATGCTGATAGTGAAGAAGACGACCAAATTAAAATGTTTCACTATACCAACGAGATTGAGGTAGTTAAGAATGAATCGAGTTCTGTTGATGGAGTTAAGTACACCGGAGAGATACTGATGTTGCTTAAATCAGATTTAGATCAGACAATTGATGTGCAGAAAGGAGTTGCAGTCGATGATACAAAATATGAGCTTTATGTAAAGGGGATGATTGAAGACGGTGGCGTAATTAAGAAGATCATTGACTACAATTCTTGCAATACTAATTATGAAATTAGCTTTTCAGGTATTAAAGAGGTTTACAATATTTTTGATTTTAATGCAGATGGTATTTGGTTTAAATATGAACTATATATAGTTGTATGAGCCAATCGTCCGAAATACTGAAAACAGAACTTGACAAGCTTAGTGCTGATTTGACAAAGCGGTATGAGGAGCTTGGCATGCGAGCATCTGGTAAATGGGATAAAGAGAAAACAGTAGAGGTTTCAGAAAAAGGATCTGTAATAAGCGGAAAGATTGAAGGGTTAGAATATACGGGGGCATTAGAAGGAGGAAGAAGTCCAACTACAAAAAAAGGGAAAGGAGATTTAAGGCCAGCAATAGAACAGTGGATAAAAGATAAGGGAATAAGCTCAGAAATACCAGTTAAATCACTCGCTTATTTGATAGCTCGAAAAATACACAAAGATGGATGGAGAAGGCAAGAGCATGGAGGTGTAGAATTAATAAGTAGCGTTGTAACTACTGAGAGGATTGACAGTATAGTAAATCAAGTTGGAATAATCAATATAGATGTTATTGTAAGCGGACTTGTAGCAGAACTTAAAAAAATAGCAGTATGAAAATATTTAAAATCATAACCGTAATTATCGCCTCCCTCCTTTTATTCATAGTTATTGGAGTGATTGGAACAATTGCATTTGTTAGATTATTAGTTGACAACGAAAAGAGGCATAGATTGCTTGGAATATAATGGGAAGAAAAATAACAATAGCGCAACTTGATATTAATATAGAGGCAATGAAAAAAAAGAGCGGTGAATTGCTCGGGAATATTACCGCCTTAAAAACAGCGCAAAAAGAACTTAGGGATTCAACAAAAAAACTAACCGAAGCAGACGATAATCAATTAAAAAAGTATGCCCAAACTGATGCCCAATTAAAGAAACTTCAAACCGACTATAATCAACAAAAAAATATACTTGCAGAGGTAACTACGGGGGTAAAAGATTTATCTGGTGCGCTGGAAAAAGAGGTTAAGTCCGTTCGAGATGCTCAAAAGAACAACAGCAAATTAGTAAAAATAAGAAACCAGGTAAACACAAAAACAAAGGAAGGGCAGGTTGCAATATCACAGATTAATGCTAAGCTGACAAGAAATAATTCCTTAATACATAAAAATTCAAGTGCTCTTGAAAAACAGCGTTTAAATATTGGTAATTATAAAAGCGCATTAAGGGGTCTTGGATCAGTATTGAGATCAGCAGGATTAATTGGAGGCGTTGCTGGATTAGTACTTGCATTTAAAGGGTTATTCAAAATAATCTCAAGCTTTCAAGCAGGGGTTTCAAATTTGGCTTCTGTGCTTGATAAGCCAGTTTCGCAAATAAAAGAACTATCAGATAATGCAATAAAATTAGGAGCATCTACGGCAAAAACAGCAAAAGAAGTTCTGGGACTTCAAGAGGCTTATGCCCGACTAGGTTTCAAGCAGCAAGAAATAATAGACTTAACAAAACCTACAATTAACGCATCTGTAGCTCTAAACTCAAACCTTTCAGATACTGCTAATTTAGCAGGGGCAGTTGTTAACTCGTTTGATGATCTTAGCACAACCGATGCCCCTCTTATACTCGACCAAATAACAGCATCCACGCAGAATAGCGCATTAACATTCGAAAAATTACAAACAGGGATTCCAAATGTTGCAGCCGCTGCAAGTGCAGCAGGTATTCCGTTTTCAAAACTGTTGGCGCTTTTGGGAAAACTGGCAGATTCTGGAATTGATGCCAGCAAGTCTTCGACATCATTGCGCAATATATTTATAGAAAGTGCCAAAGACGGAAGCTCCTATGAGCAAATCCTTGAAAAGATAAAAGGCAGCCAAAATAAGCTAACTGCTGCAAATGATGAATTTGGCAAAAGGGCTGCTGTTTCTGCAATTGCTCTATCAAAAAATATAGACTCAACAAAAGAACTAGACCTTGTAATTCAGGGAGCGGCCGGCACGGCACAAAGAGCGGCAGATACTCAGCTAGATAATTTAAGCGGAGCAATAACCCTTTTAAGTTCTGGATTTGATGGGTTTATTTTAAGTCTTGAAAATGGCACAGGTGGTACGGCTAAATTTGCAAGGGGAATAATTGATGCAACTACTTCAATGTTTAATTTCTTAACCCCTACTCAAAAGGTAAGCGAAGCATTAGAAAAAGAGCAAATTAAAATTAATGACGTTGTCCTTAGACTTGGGGATTTAAATTTAAAAGAAGGTGAGAGGTTAAAGTTAATTAATGAACTAAATACTGTTGCGCCTGACTTGGTGACTACCTTAAATGACCAAGGAATTGCAACAGACAAAACTAGGATTGCACTTGATAAACTTAATGAAAGTTTTATTGCAAATATTGCTCTCCAAATTAAAGCGGAAGAGATAACTGAGGTTGCAACAGCAGAGGCCGAGGCAAGACTAAGGTTGTTCGACAAAGAAAAAGAGCTTAGAGATCAGCTTGCAAAAATAAGAAGAGAGGGGACTAATGAACAAAAGACATTTATAGACCAAGGGCAAAAAGAAGGAAAAACATATTTAGAAATCGCCAATGCTCTAAAAGCAGTATCTGCAAAAAGAACTACGTATTCGCAGACCTTAGGGACACAAACAAAATTCGAGGAGTCTAGCATAAGAGTTTTGGACGAATATGTATCAAGAGTTGAGATTGCGGAGGTTGTTCTAGGCAGAGCATCTGAAAAAACCAATGACTTGCGAGAAGAGACCAATAAGCTACGAGATAGTTTTATTGAGGCTGGATTACTCTCAGATGAAATCGTCCCCGATCCGGTGATAAGAGAAAAGACTATCACCAGATCACACTCAGATGAAATCGTCCCCGATCCGGAGGCATTACAAGAAGTAGTACCAATCAAAGCGGCAGGATATCAAGAATTGAGTAAACTAGAAGATGCACACCTAGACGAGCGAATAGCTAATTTAAAGAAGCACAATGATGCCAGAATGGCCGAGCTTAAGGGACAGGCTAAACTTGAGATTGAAAGAGTAAAAGACGAAGAAGATAAAAAAAAGGAAATTAAACTAGCATCTATTGACCTGATTAACGATATCGCTGACGGAGCAATAGCGAACCGAAGGCAAAAGAATGATGCACAATTTGCCGAAGAAAGGTTAAGATTATCTGAGCGGTACAATACTGATGTTCAGTTGTTGCAAAACAAATTAGACAAAGGGCAAATTAATGAAAAGCAGTTTGCCGAGGAAAAGAAAAAATTAGACAAAAAACAAGCCTCTGATCTGCATAAAATTAAGGTGGCAGAGTTTAATAGTGATAAAAAGATATCCCTGGGCAAAATTGCCATAAATACGGCAGTTGCTATCGGCAAATCTATTGTCGCATCTCCCTTAACATTAGGACTGCCTTGGTCGGCTTTTGCTGCTGCCCAAGGTCTAATACAGGCGATCGTAGTATCTGCGCAAAAACCCCCTCCAACTCCTAAATTTGCTACAGGCACTAAGCGAGTTTTAGGAGTTGGAACAGAAACAAGCGATTCAGTACCAGCTTTATTAAGTAAGAATGAACGTGTAGTCGATGCAAAAAATAACAAAAGAATTGGCTTTGATTTATCGAACGACCAACTGGCAACGGCTGCGCAGATGTATCGTAGCATGAAACTGAACGGGGGCACTAATTTAGGAGGCCAAGGTATAGTTGATGCTATAAATAAAAACACCAAAGTCCTCAAAGGTAAGGCTGCTTCTTCCACAAGTCTACACGTAACCGATGGCTTTAAAGTAGTGAATAGAACAAAATATCTAACATAGATGCCACAGCCTCAAAACAGATTTCAAATAAAGCTAGACAGTACTATTAAAACTGATCCTGAGAACTGGATTAATTTCACGCCTACTACCGAGAGGCACGAAATTTATAGAACGCTGCTAACTACATTCTCCGAGGGCACGGTTAAACTCATAAAGACCGCTAAAAATTATGTCGACACCGCCTATGCTCAGTATGGCGCAGCGCAAACTATTTCTGTTGAATGGTTGGAATACGATTACGCCACGGATGCCTATGAGACTATCTTTTCATTAGGCAGACTTAACCTATCAGAGAAGTACAAGCGTAGCCGGGATTCTACAGAAGTGGGCTTTGAACCTACAGATTTCATTATGAACGTTCTTAATCGGGATGAAATAAAAACCGACTTGCAGAGCCTCTTGGATATGGATGGTGATGCTATTACTACGTTCACAGACGAAACCCATACAGTAACATTAAGCGATCAGGTTATAGACTTTTCGGCTAAGTACGAAGAAGGATCGGGAATAACCGACCTTTCTCAATTTACAGTTACAACGGACTACACCCTATATGTGCCAATTCCTCTTTTTTTTAAAGAAGTAATTAACGAGGGCATGGTTGCAGTCCTTGATGTGTCGACTGGTTACGAAACAACCAAGCCAATAGAACCACAAATGTATTTTAACGACAGCGGAGATGTAGAAATAACATGGACTGACTTTAGTTTTGATATCGAATATTTTAGATCAGGAGGCTATACCCTAAACGGAATTAGTACGGTAACAATTGTTTATACCAAGAACGGAGGTGCTGAAATTGTTTTAGATACAGACACGCTCCCAGCAACAGGGACGACTGAGAATGGGACATTAACAGTTTCTTCTTTGTCATTGTCTGGAATATCATCAGGAGATGGTCTTTTATTCTATATTAAAATTGTAGACCTTGACGGCTCATTCCCTCCAAAGATTACTATAACATCATCAGATGCAAAAACGAAACTATTGCAATCCACCACTTACGAAGACACCGATTGTGAATTTATGTTACCATGGGAGGTGTTCCTGAGATTATGCCAAAAGATAACCGGGAATAACAATTGCTTGCGGAGCACTTTATTTGGGCGCACAGACGGAGAGGTAAAAACATATGTCGCTGACGGAGATGCTGCATTTTATGCTATAACGACACCTAAACTATTAAGGGGCTTCCCATTAGCAACCAATCCAATTAATGCAGACTTAATGAGCGTCTTTAAAGGTTATGATAAAATGCTATTGCTTGGCCTTGGTGTGGTGTATGAATCAGGCGTTCCTTACATAGTCATTGAAAGATTAGAACACTTTATGGATGACAGTAGTTCGGCAACTACTTTTGTGGCGGCTTATCCCGGGATTGATTGGGAGGCCGCAATATCGTATATGTGGGGCAACGTTAAAGGTGGTTATTCGAAGTACAAGCTAGAGCGAAACCCAATTTTAGGAAGCCCACATACACCAAGAAATTATGCAATCCCTTACTTATCGGAGCATATATCAAATCAATATGACAATACTTGCAATTTTGTTACAAGCGGTCATTTAATTGAATTATTAAGGCGTAATAGATATGATGAATCGAACCAAAAAGATTTACCATTTGACGAAGATTTGGTATGTCTCCATTTAGAAAGAGATGGAGGCGGTTCTTTTGATAGGGTTGTGGACGATGATTTTAGTGCTGTTTCTAATATCGACAACCCAACGACTAATTCTAATTTACATTTAACACCTGCTAGGAATTTATTAAGGCAGGCTCCTTTGCTATTGGCAGGATTAGCCAAAAGAATAATTGACACCCCTGCTTTTACGGGACTGGCAAGATACCAATCCGGAGACGGTAACACAGCCGCTGAAACAACGGTAACTGGAGATACTTTAGTGCCCGAAGATGGAGACTTAACCCGGGCAATGGCAGCAGAAGTTTATAGCAATGCGCCTTTGTTCGATGCTTCTGAAATGGGGAGCTGTATAGTAACAGTTACTAAAGCCCAAAGGCAGATAATTAAAGAGGGATTATTGACCGAAATAACGGTTATCGACAATGGAACTAGCTATACGGGTTTTATAGAAAGTTTTAAAGATGTAAATTTGGAGAAGGGAGTCGCAAAATTAAAGTTTTTATCAAACACTAATATTTAACAATGGCTGTATTAACATTTTCAAACGCCAACCCCGTCCGCATGGTTATCACCGAATGGTCGGAAGGTATAAATGCAAGTGACAGGGATAATCAGTATTTCAGAGAATGGTCGTTGCCGGGCTTTGATTCGTTTTTCCAGCCATTTCTAAACACTGATATTTTAACCGTTCAATTTGACTCTTCTTACGATAACAACATTGTAAGGCTATGTAATTATTATACTGATGCCGATGTTTATTCAGTTGCAGCAACAGAGAAAGACGATCGCACTACTTACAAGGTGCTTGAGGGTGCTATTACAATCACTGGGCTTGATGGGCTTTATTATGTTAAAGTGTTTGGAAGCTCACCCGGCGGAGGCAATTATGTTGCCATATCAGAACCCCTATCAATAAGCGGAACGCAGTGCAATACCGTTAAATTAGAATATTACAATGATGATACGGCCTTTGGAATTGATTACGAAAACTCAAATGTTCAATTTGATATTAGGGTTCCTGCATTTTTCAATAGAACCGCAGACACAGCCGAGAGAGAAATATTTAAAGATAGTGGAGGCAATACCAGTTTAATCTCAGCACAAGGAACAAGAACAAGAGTGCTGAAAGCTACGAAGTTATTACCGCAATGGTTTATTGAAAAAGTTAATTTGGCTTTGCTTCATGATAATGTAGAGATAGATGATGTTGCTGTTTCTGCAGATCAATCATGGCCTTATGAATTAATTTCTGATCGTCAACTATGGGCAGAGCCAGAGGCAAACATTATTTTAGCAAGCGGATCGAGTGACTATATAAATGCACATGACTTATGAAAGAATTAAAAATAAAAAGCGGAGGAACCCCGACAATACAGCTATTAGCGAGAGATTCCAATAAGATAGCAGTAGATATCACAGGATATACATCGGCAACTTTAAAGATCGCAAAGGCTTTAAATGTGACCAATGACGATGCGCTGTATTATATATCTGTCTTGGCTGCTAATTTTTCGGATGGTGCCAATGGCATTCATGATTTTGTTATATCAGAAGACACAACCAAAGCCTTTGCACCGGGAAATTATATGTACCAAACCAGATTGATTGATTCTGGCAATGTTATTACAAATACAGATGTTGGCAATTTAGTCGTTGAGAAGAATTTAATCGATCATGAAGTTTAATTAAAATGGCAGATATAATAATCACAACCGATGTCGTTCAGACCATTGAAATGGTGTTGACAAAAGAAACAGGCCGGGTTACCAATCCTACCCTTCAAACAACATGGGATGGTTCAACCGATCCCGAGAAAAATACATTTGTAGATGATAATGATACTGAGATACTAACGTATATTGGTGAACTAACGTGGGCTCAATTAATAGCCCAACAGGGGGGAATAGGCTATAATTACGCTTCTCCTACCGGCCAAACCACAACAGTTTACCGTCCAGGAGATGACAAGGACACGGATGTAAATATTTGGTCGCCAGCGAGACTAGCCAATAAGCTACAAGCTTGCAATAGCCTTGCAACATTTTCAACCCTTAATAATAATAATACTTTCGGGAATACCAATAGATTTACGGATTCGGTTGGAGGGCAAGACTACGATGGCACCAACTCAAGCTTAGTCGACTATTTAATTGATCATTATACAGGAATCGGGTGGTTTACGTCAAATATAGGGAATTTGGCTTGGAATGCCGCTATTGACAATGCGTTGGCGGCAACAAATTTGTCATTCACTGATTGGGTCTTGCCTAATGTCAGTCAGCTAAAGAGTGTTGTAAATATGGAGGATGGGATAGTTAGCCAATTCGATAGCGGCAGCAATTTGGCCACTTCGACAACTTACGCATCTCCAACAACTTCGGCAATTCATGTTAATGGAACAACCGGAATGGTTTCAGGTTATGGGAAAGCTTTTGCAAGGGTAGTATTTATTTGTAGGAAACATTATTAATTATGGCACAATATAAAGGAGCAACAATTGTATGACCTTAAAAACAACCTACGAGGTACTTACAGAAATTGAGGATAAAGGACTGCTAACTAAGGCTGTCGAAAAAGAACTTATCGAAACCACTTCAATATTTCACAAGCAGGTCTATGAGCTTTATTTAATGTACCGCAACCATGAGAAAAAAACAGCAGCCGTTATGAGCACGTCCGTTGAATCGCAAATGTCCGAGCGATCTTTATGGTACATCATAAAAAAGATGGAAAGCTAATCCTGCGAAAAATTACTGAAATACCCTTTGCAGTAAATTGATAAAATAAGCACTTATCTTTGGATGAAACTAAAAACAAAATACAATGGCTACATATTGCGAAAATATTGAAAACGACATCCTTCAGGATTGCGCCAACAAACCAGTAGCGAATTACGAGCAAAAGGTATTGTTGATACCTGCTTCTGTTCTGGCGGCTTCTGGAATTACATTTGATGTAACGAATCCTAATTCGCTTATAACCGCTTTGGCTTTAACGACCTCAGCAACAGGAGAACTAATCGAAGGTATTATGAACAAAACTTGGATTAGTAGTGGCAATACGTTCGTTAATCCAACCGATGGTTCGCCTGGTTTCATTCATATGCTGAATGGAATTAGAATTTTAGACCCATCGCAAGAAAAAAGAGACGAAATTAATAAGCTTGCCACGGGCGGAGCCACCGTTTTTGCCCTTATCGAAAGAAAATGGAGGGGGACGAGTTCACTTGATGCTTTCTTATTTCATGGCCTTAAATTTGGCTTGACAATTCCAGATGGCGGAATCATTGACAACTCCAATGAGAATGACGGTGCAATGGTAATTACCTTGCAAACTCCGGAAGGCTTCAAGGAGCCGTACTTGCCTCACGTGTATCTTGATACTGACTATGCCACAACTGTAACAACAGTATGGACGAACAAGTTGGTGGGAGCATAGCCTGGGATAATCTTACTGCACAAGAATTAAGGAAGGAAGCTAACGACCCCAAGTCTAAGCTTCCTTCTTTGTTTGAAAGGCAGTGGGTGGTAACCATGGGAACACCAGTACCTTGTTTTAATTGCAAGGGATTAGAAAAAAGCTTAAATTTGTTTAAGCAAAAACTAAAAGTAATGGCTGAAAATAAATGTAATTATCAACTCAAAGGCAAGTATAACGGTGTGTATGGTTATAATAATGCTGATTTGACTAATAAGAAAGCACAAAAGTTAATTAAAGAGCATCCTAGAGGTATTGAGTTGTTTTCTGCATTGCCACCTGATCTGCAAAAGATAGTCGATGATAAAAAGGAAGCCGAGCAAAGGGCTTATGAAGACGGAATAGAAAAATATAATGAAAATGTTATTGCCGATCGACAAGTGCAAAAGGAAAGTGAACGAAAGGCCGAAAAGTACAAGGAAGAGCAAAATAACCTAAAATTATCCGCTCAGAATGCGAAAAAAGCTGATGAACGAAAGGCACGGGATGCAGAAAAATCGGCCAAGTTAGCTAGAATAGAAGCCCGGAAGATTGATGAAATTGAGGAACGGGAAAGAAAAAAAGCCGACAAGGCTGCAAGGATTTCGAAGCAAAAAGCGAAGGAGCGAAAATTAAGAGAAAAAGAAAAAGCTGGCAAGGCTGCAAGGGTGAAAGCTCAAAAAGCGAAAGGAATTGAAGCGAAAGAAAAATGGGATGCTTTAAATGCCGCCAAAAGGACGAGGGCATCTGCTCAAAAGGAAAGTGAACGAAAGGCACGAGAAGAGCTTATTGCCAATAAGCCAACAGATGAGTCCAGAAGGAAAATCGCTCTTTCAAAAGAACAGGATGATTTAGAAGAAAAAAGAAAGACAAGGCTTGTTCAGCTACTTTCGTGGGATAAGAAGCGACTTGTAAAAAAGGCCAAAGCTCTTAATATAACCTCAACCGGAACCGCCGAAGAACTAGCAAAACGAGTCCATAAAAAAGAACAGTAATGCCGTTTGTTATCAAAAATGTATCCATAGACACAACAAAGCTAGCGCCTGAAAAAATTCCGGCTGGCCATAGTGTTGCTACAACAGTTTCATCTCTTGGGGGAACAGGTGCCATTACAGAGCTTTACACATGGGATTTGCTGGCCTCTGATTCGGTGGCGGCAACAGAGACAGCTGGCTTTGATGATTTGTTAAACACCGAACTAGTGGCCGATATTGATGCGTTCATATCGGCTAGCACAGGTTTGGGAATTGACATTGCCAGCCATTTAGTATGGTACAACGCTAGAGTAACCAATATTAACTATGGCGCAGGCACTGACATTTATTTAGCATCAACCCATGTACAATTTAAAGTTAGTTTTGAATTAAAAGTATGGATTATATTTTAAATTATAAAAACAATGGCACTATCAACAAAAACAGTATACATAGATGTAACACAGCTACCAGCGGCTAAAATTCCGGCTGGCCATGGTGTTGCCGTAGCAGAATCTGCGCTAGGAACAGCGGACATTACAGAGCTTTACACATGGGATTTGCTGGCTTCTGATTCGGTGGCAGCTACCGATGTGGCTGGCTTTAATGATTTGTTAAACACCGAACTAGTGGCCGATATTGATGCGTTCATATCGGCTAGCACAGGTTTGGGAATTGACATTTCAACTCACACGGTAAGCTACAACGCTAGAGTAACCAATATTAACTATGGCGCAGGCACTGACATTTATTTGACCTCAACGCTTGTTAGTTTTGCTGTTAGTTTTGAATTAAGAGTTTATATCTCATGATTATTACATTGGCTGATATAAAGAAAACACGTGATGTCTCTACTTCTGCAAAAGAAGCAAGAGTAAATCAATTTATACGTGATGCCGAAATGACTGATTTAAGGCCATTGTTAGGTGAAATATTATATCAAGATATTGTAACGAACCCAACAGAAATAGCAAGGGGTAGTTATCCTAATTTGCTAGATGGTTCTGTTTATACATATTCCAGTTATACTTATACGCATCCTGGGATTAAAGATATTTTGGTTGATCTTGCCTTTGCTCGCTATCGGTTCATGGGATCAGACATTGATACACCATTTAGTACCGTTGTTAAACAATCGCAAGATTCACAACCCACCGGAAATACTCGTAATCGTGAAATATACTCATCGATAAGAAAAGTCGCTTTTGCGAAGTGGGGGCTGGTTAAAGACTATCTTGACAGAATGGCCGGGGAGGCAGCGGGAACGGCTTATGAATATTGGTTCTTCCAGTCCAGCCCTCTTGATAATGATGAAGACGAAATAAACATCAACAAAATAACCCTTCGATAATGAATAATCTAAAAGAACTGAAAACAACCATAACCGGGTCTATACTAATAGTCTTGGATTTGTTATATTTTGCTTTGCCATATTTTTCTGAAAAGGAGCTTTGGGAGATCAACAATATGTATGTTGTTGTAGGTTTAGGCGTTGGCCTTGGCCTATTGCTTGCACCGGATAGATTGATTAACTTTATATTCGGATGGCTTAAAAAGAAACAATAAACAAAATAACTATGATTTATCTAGCACACAGAATGGCAGTACCAGACCCAAAACCAAAACCACCAAGCAAGCCACCAACAGAATGACATTAGCCCTTTTAATAATATCGTTATTATTGGGCTTTGCTTTTGAGTTAGCGGACGATAAAGATGTAGCCCCTTTTGTTACATCGGCTGTAATCAATCAACAGTGGTATATCGTTTTGCTATGCTACAAGCTTCGATTTGTATTGCTAACCTTAGCACTATCAATTAATCTAAAAGGAATTAAAAGAATGGCAGCAAATATATTCCTTTGCTTTTATGGGCTGAATTTAGTCGAGTACCTTATTATGTACAATAGCCTTAATTCAGGGATCTCTTTTGCGATCAAAGTGGTCGTGTCTTTATTATTGATAATATTATTTGATTATGGAAAGCGTAGCAATAATAGTACTCTTGCTGTTTGAAATCGTTATGTTATTCGCTGTGGTAATTTTACTGCGCAGAATAGAAATGAAGCTACATATTAAAATTGAGCCAAAAGAAGAAAATGGTTTTGATTCATTAATGGCCGAGGACGCTATAAATGCCGTAGAGCAGAGAAATAAATTAGCCGAGTTCATATATAACGCCTTAAAAAATGAGTGACCAATATATCTTTTTTATAGTTACTACGATTGTACTCGTTGTTATAGCGTTATTTAGGGTACAAGCAGAAAGGCGCTACAAGGAGTTTAAGAAGGTTGAAGAAATGGCACAACAAAACCGTGAAAAGTTCTTGCAAAACAAACTCCAAGATGAAGCCGATCAAAAAGCTTTTGATACTTACAAGGAAACAATGGCCGAAAAGAATGCTGAGTTTATGGTTATCCTTAGAGAAATAAAACAAGAGCTTCTTGATTTGATAAAAGAGACTGTGTTATTAAAAACGGAAGTGGCCAACCTCAAAAAAGGGGAATAATGTTTAAAATGCGAGAAGCGGTAGTAGTTTTTGCCCGTGCCCATGTTGGGTATAAAGAGAATCCGGGAAACATGGGATTTAAGGATAAAGTATTTGATACTCTAATGCGGCAAGTAGGCTTTGAAAACACATGGGCGTGGTGCTCACTATTTGCAGAATTATGTTGGTCTTATCCTGTTTATGACAATAAATATGAGGTATTTGTAAGCCTCTCAGACAACTTTAGCGCCAATGCTGTGAAAACATGCGAGAACTTTGAGAAAGACGGTACAGGGTTGTTTGAGGTATTCGTAGATGCAATCCCAGAGCCTGGAGATATAGTGATATGGGAAAAGCGAAGGGGTGGGGTTCCTGTTAAGAAAGATATTTGGACAATCGGCCATGCTGGCATAATTGAGACAGCCTCTACTTTAAGCTTTGTTTCTATTGAAGGAAATTCTAATAATAAGGGTGGGCGTGAAGGCATAGAAGTTTCACGCAAAATACGATCGTACTCATGGAAGGAAAAAGACGGCCTAGCACTAAAAGGATTTATCAGATGCAATATATAAAGTACCTTATTTTAATCATTTTGTTTAGTAGCTGCTCAGCTAATTGGTATTTAAGAAAGGCGGTATTTAAAGACCCGGAAATTATCAAGGTCGAAACAGTTAAGGTTATAGACACGGTATTTGTTGAAATTGAAAAGATTGATACGCTTTTTAGGTATAAATTCGATACGGTTGAGTTCTGGAAAGATAGCGTATATGTTAAATACTTCTATGAAACCAAAGATAGTACCGTTTACCTAGAAGTCGATTGCCCGGATAATGCGGTCATAACCGAGACAACAACAAAAACGAAAATCATTAAACAATACCCAACATTCAGGCAGAAAATTTTTTATGGATTTTTAACGTTCATAGCCCTTTTTATGATTACCCTTATTGCGTGGATTCTGCTGCGCAAGCTTAAACACCCATCTTAACCCCAAGGCATTTATAAAAATATATTTTATAAAAAGCTTGTTATTCTTATTGTTCTATTTTACTTTTACAGTAGATTAATAAACGAAACGATAATGAAACACACTACAGGAAAATGCGCTGTATCCTTCTCGGGTAGCGATGATTTTAGCTTTGCAGTTATAGCCGAAGATGGCGGCTCTATTTGTCATGTTACAAAATGGTCAGAGGATAAGGCCAACGCTAATCTAATAGCCGAGGCTTTCAACGTAGCCAATGAAACAGGCTACACGCCTAGACAACTGGCAAATCAAAAAGCTGAATTGCTGGAATTACTAGAAAACATCGTTGATGCTCAGTATGATCCAAAAGGGTCATTAGCAAGTCTCAATGGGGCTGTGAGGGAAGCCAGGGAGAAGATCAAAAAATCAATATTATGAGAACCCGCAAAGAGATATTTGAGATTGTTAAAAAAGAGTATAACGAAGGTAGAACTGTTTGTCACAGTAGACATCACGGAATATGCGGTGTGTGCGATTACTTAACAATCGCAAAATCATTAACTGAAGAAGAATTGTTAATAGTAAATGATGCTCTTGAAAAACAAAGGAAGTCGCAAACAATATTTTACACTTATGATGGAGGGGAAACCTTAAGTGATGATCAATTTTTTTGGAAAGTAGAGAATCGAGTTTGGAAAGTAGAGAATCGAGAAGCAAGAAATAACTGGTTAGACGAACAAATGAAATCATGAAAAATCACCTATACAAGCTCGAAGCCATCTGGTTAAGGCTAGACAACGGCCCACGCAAAAGAATAGCGCAGGGCGACCTCGTAGCAGTCCAGAGAGGTAAAATAATAAGAAACACCGACCCGTCTTTTAACACCCATAGGATTGTTAGCTTATACGGCACGGAAAAAGATACTGAGCATGAGATTAATTTGCAACATCTTATGACCAAAGACCTTTCAACGATAAGATTATAGAAATGGAGAAGACGTACACTATCGACATAGGAGGAATGATAATTGAGTTTTCGGGAATTTACAGGCCGGGAACCGGAACCGAAACCGAGGACATCCAGGTAACAGGGCTTTGGTTTCCTGAGGGGTTTAACCCAGCGGATATAAAGTTTCCTCCATGCGAATTATTAGACCATGACCCCAAATATTCAGGTGCTTCTTTAGAGCAATTATTTTTAGAAAATTTAGACTTTATCGAGGTGTCAGGGACAGACTTGCGCACTCATTTAGTTGAACATATGGCCAAAGTAATATGATAAAAATAGCTTCCATAAAAGTACCCCACGGATGGAGGGGAGAAATAACAAACGACAAAACTAAGGAAAAGTGGAACTCCAACATTTCAGAGGATATGGCCAAAGCCAAAGCCCTAGTTATTTCATCATATATCACCTATAAAAAGGGGGTGATAAAAGACAAGAAAAAAGAGATAGAAGATATTCTTGCAGAAATAAAAGATATCGAGAACTTAAAACTTTAATATTATGAACAAATTAATATTTACATTAAAAAATGATTTTGGAAGTGATATAGTGCTTATAGCAGATAATCACAAAGATTTAGAAGACTACTTAAAAGAAACCTACGGCTGGTATAGGGTAGAGGTAAAAGAAGATAGCGTAGTTGTAAAAATGAGTCAATGGTACGAAAATGAGTTTGCAAGTTTGGAATGGGCTAAGCATGTCTAATGCACCCTAACGAGGGGCTAATGGCCTATTTTTTTGTCTATAAACGCTTGTTTTATAAAAAAATAATTATAACTTTACATTAATAATAAGGAGAGACTAAAATGAAAGTACGAGTTAAAGAGGGTATAGCCCTTTACAATCACAGGAGAAAAATAAAGAATGCCAAAATAGGCAAGCCGCCTAATTACAAAAAGCTCAACATCCAGAAAGTGGGCATTATGTTATATGGCGGAGATAGCAGTGCGGCAAAATATAAATCTGTGGCTGTTTCAATGCACCTAATGATAACGGGCAAAGCTACTTCTATAAGGTTAGAATTTATACAAATGCTGTGCGAAACTTTTGGAATTGACGCTAATTTTTTGCTAGGATTTGACTCAATACATGACAAAGAATTTAACAAAATTTTAAACTAAAATGGAAACAAACTTAGAGCAATATAAAAAAGTGGCCGAAATAACAGGCTATGAAGCTAATCAAGTGGCCGTAGTGGCCAACCAGATAGCTAAAGGGGCGAATGCTTTTGAACTCGCTTATTTTTTAAACGTCTGCAAGGACATGGGATTGTCTCCTTTTAAAAAGGAAATTTGGGCGTACAAAGACCATAAAGGAAATTTAATAATATTTGCAGGGCGTGACGGGCTATTGTCCAAGGCTCAGAAAAACCCATTGTTTAATGGATTAAGATCGAGCGAAGTAAGGGCAAGCGACAAAATAGAAATTGATATCCCTAACGGAAAGATAGACCATGTATTTACACCCGGGAAAGATAGAGGGACTATTATAGGAGCTTACTGTTTTGTATTCCGAAAAAATGGGGAGCCGTTAATTGAATGGGTAGACTTTGAGGCGTACAATACAGGCTATGCAACGTGGAAGAGTGACCCCGCAGCCATGATTAAAAAGGTTGCTGAAAGCCATGCGCTTAAAAAAGCCTTTGGATTATCGGGCGTTCAAATAGATACCGACTGGGATGTGAGGGATAATATTGCTTCGCCTAGCGATCATGTAGATAAAGATTGGGATAAAATTAGTTATGCCGGTGAATTATTAAGAACATCCACGTACGATGATGATACAAAGGAGGCGTTGAGTATTAAAATTAACAATTCAAACATGTCAGAACTTGACGTAATGATAGTTAATCTTAAAGATAGCCAAGGCGAAGATGTAAACCCGTCAGCCTCAACAATCAGAAAAAAAGTAAAAGAACAAGCAGAGATAGACGTATAAAGAATGAAGGGCTAGAGAAATTAAAAGAAAATTATGAAAGAATGTACCGAAGAACTTATTGATATGATTCTTACAGAAGTTGTTAAAGCTCCCGAAAGCCAAATAGACAATGAAACAAGAACTAAACTTAAAGAATGTCGTGGTACTTATGAAGAAAAATACGATGCTATTGTAGGGGTTAGTAAAATGGACTTAACTAAAATAAGTTCTTTTGTTTCAGAACTTTGTGCGCTAGATAAGCACTACCTTAGACCTAATGCACCATAACTTACAGAGCTAAAAAGAGTTTTTAACGATTTAATAGAGAAAATATGACAGAGCTAGAAATGTTTTTAACACATCGTTTCAGGGTTAACCCTAACGAGAAAATAGATACCTCAGATGACGGCTATTGGTATCTTAAAAATCTGATCACAGTTTATATAGAAGAAGCAGGACTAGTTAAAAATTCTTCTTTAGCTAGTGTTATTGTGCCAAAGGGAACGTTGTGCGATGTATGCGGAAGCGATGACATTATAGAAGCACCTTCAATGGGTAGGAATTGTAATAATTGTAACCCGATATAGCACAATGCACTCTAACGTACCAAGCATGGAGCGTTAGCGTAGGAAATCGAGCGTAGGGTAAATGCTCTATGCTGTTTGTTAGAAACTTTTTAAAATCAATACGATGAAAGCAAAATTAGATAACATAAACGGAGTTGATTGCTTGACTTTTAAAGTAACAGAAGACATTGGATTGATGCAACTACCTGTAATTACAAAAGGTACAAGGCAAGGAACAAATGCTTGGACTTGGAACGGTGATTTAGAGAAACCAACTCTAAGACCAAGCATAAGAACTGGCTACCACAATGGTAAAGAAATGACTGAAATACACTACTGGCTTAATGACGGAATAGCAGACTGCTTGGGCGACTGTAAAGATGGGAATGCTGGTAAAAAACTAACCTTATTAGAAATGGAACAGTAGCCATTTTTTATTGTGGGTAACGGTTTTGATAAGGAGAGTTGAGCAACAAAAAACACCATGAAGATTACAAAACAACAGTATCAAAAGGCAAAAAAGATAGTTTCAGATTACGAAGCTCAATTCTCTTTATCTTTTGTTAGAGGTTCGTTTCAAACCTCGGATTTTGAATACCTGACACATTCGGTATCTATACCTAAAGTGAAAGAGGGAATGATTACAGAATCAGAAATGACATTGCTACAATCTAAACTTGATGAATTAGGTGTGCCTTGGTTTGATGTAGGCACAGACGATATGGGATATCTTGTCATTGGCTTAGGAAGAAGAACAAACTTCCATCAATATGAAACACAACTTTTAGAGGCTCTGAATGACCTCTAACGGTTTGGCTAAAGCATCGTTTTAATGTGCTTTAGGTTGTGTTAGCAACTGATGAACGAATCAAATACAAAGAATTGAAATTATGATACAGAGAATTAAAATTAAGTTTTGGAAGTTAATGAACAATGCATATATACTGCCAATGTGGTTTAAACTGTTTTTAGCGAAGGTTTTTGTTAGATGCTTAAAAGATATGACAAACGACATTGTTCTTTACAATGAATTAAATCTTTGGATTGAAACAAAGGGCAGGGCGCAAACAAGTAACCCTAATCATTGGGTGAACACTTACAGTAAGTGAATTTGTTGCTAACGGACTAGTGTATGAGCAGTAGCCTACACGAACCAAGTAAATGAAACAAAATTAAATATTAAACAACTGCAATAGTTAAAACGCCTGACGGCTATTGCTTATACATATTGTTAGGCACTTTTAAAATTATGAACTCACAAGATAGACAGATTATTAGATTAATGGCTTGGGAACGAGCTAAAGGTGAACTTAAAAGTATGCTACAAACCCATGTAGGAGAGAAAGAACAATACGATAGGCTTGAACAAGCCATAACGGACTTTATTAAAGACGTAGAAGATAATGGTAAGCATGAATAATTTTTATTGTGCCTAACGGAAATAATAAACACTGATTTTTAACCGATTAAATACGTAGAAACGATGGCAAAGCAAATAGTAATAGAACGACCAAACGGTACAGTAACCATAGTAAGAAGTGAATTAGAAACAGCAAG